GCTCGCTGAGTTACCTTATAGGAGAGCAAGAGAAACGTGAGGATATATGATATTCCAGACCCTGGATGACAAGTCAGAGTGCGTTGGTGTCTATACTGATGGAAACCTTCACTTTGATGGTATCCCAGACGGATTGACAAAGACTTGGAAATTCACAGGATCCATTCAGGATCCCAATATTAAGTATGCTTGGCTCTATTGTGGAGGCAAAAAGCTCAATGAAGTGTGCCCAGAGCATTTGAGAGAAGAGCTTTCGGAAGCCCAAAAGACCTTCGCAGCATTCTTGACATCATTCAGGATTGGTAAAATAAATCTGCGTCACAATTGTTTCTTTGATCTGGTTCCTTCAGACTTTTTGATGGAGTTCTGTGAAGTCCGCAACAAGATCACACAGCACGTCTTTGAAGAATACGAGAGACCACAAAACTATGATCATCTGGATCAGATTTACAAGCTTTTGCACAAGATTCGTTACCAGAAGCTTGACATCAATATGGATGGGTGCCGCCACCTAATGTCCTCTACAAGCGACCGAGAAGACATCAAGATGCTTGTAAAAAACAAGTCGCACTACGTTGACTATAATCTTTTTGGAACCGTTACGGGGCGTCTCACAACCCGTAGAACAAGCAATCCGATCCTCACCATGAAGTCAAAGTTCCGCGAACTCATTAAGCCGACTAATGACTGGTTTGTTTCACTGGATTATAACGGCGCAGAGGTTAGGACCTTCTTATCTCTTTCTGGACACGAACAGCCACAGGAAGATATTCACGATTGGAATATGCGTAACCTCTATGGAGGAACACCAGTGGATCGCCAAGAGGCGAAGGTAAAGTTCTTTGCTACCCTCTATAATGTGAATGATATGTCACTTAACGGCTCCGTTTATAGCCGAGAAGGTGTGCTTTCAAAATTCTATAAAGACGGTAAGATCAATACACCGACAGGGAGATGCATCGAAGTAGATCAGCGTAGGGCTCTGAGTTATTTAATCCAGAGCACGACATCTGATTTGACACTTGATAGAGCAGTCGCTCTTGACAAGGCTTTGGAAGGCTCCAAATCCAAGGTTGCGTTCGTTGTTCACGATGAAGTTGTCTTGGATCTTGCAGAAGAAGACAAAGAGAGGATCATAGAACTCAAAGAGATTTTTGAGAACAACAAGCTGGGCAGGTTTATGGCGAATACTGCGGCAGGTAAAACCTTTGGGACGATGAAGGAATTGAAAATATGATTTCGATCTTCGGACTGGGCACCGCAGGGTGCAATGTAGCTTCTCTCTTCGAGAAGCATAAAGAATATAATGTCTTTTTGTTCTCGGAGGGTCAAGAGAACACCAAGTATACAAGGAAGTTACCGAAACTGGCTAAACCAGAAGATTGCGAGGAACAGGCACCAGACCTATCTTCTTACAAGACACTTTCGGTAATACAAGACAGGGTTCAAGTGTTCCTGTGCGGTTCATCTTATTCCGCGCTCTACACACTTGCGATTCTACAGCAAATAAAAGATAGGAAAGTGGATATCTTCTATATCAAGCCAGATGTCGATCTTCTCATCGGTGATGTTAAGCTACAGGAGCGCGATGTCTTCGGCATCTTGCAAGAATATGCAAGATCTGGACTCTTTAACAGTTTTACCATTTTGTCTAACCCCGAGATCGAGAAGACAATAGGCGAGATCCCAATAAAGAAATACTTTGAGACTCTCAACAAGAACATATATTATGTGACCCACTATCTCAATGTTTTTGAACATACCTCCCCTCTTGTCGGCAATCTCTCAAAACCATCAGAGGTGCAGAAAATACGTTCTGTGGGCGCGATCTCAATAGACAAGCTATCTGAAAAATGGTACTATAAACTTGAGAACAATAGGGACGTGAGCTACTATTTATGTATAGCAAGTGAGAGGCTTGAGAACGATGGAAGCCTTCATTCTAAGATCGTTGAGAGCCTCAAAAAGAAACCCAGAAACGCTTTCAAAAATGTGACTTACGGCATCTATGAATCACCTTACGAAACCGACTTCGGATTCTGTGTCGCTCACACTAATTTCATTCAAGGACAAATAATACTTGACAGCACAGGCTAGTCACGTTACCTTATAGATGAGCAAGGGGAAGCTCACAAACAAACCCCAAAACAAATACGCTTGACAGGACTTGGAGAGCGTGTTACATTTAGATAGTGAGGAACGCTCACTATACTTTACCCAACATCAAGGAGATTATAATGGGAATCAATATGGAACTAATGAGGAAGAAACTTTCCACTTTGCGTGGGAATGGCAAGAGCGACAGCGCAAGCGTCTGGTTTAAGCCGGATGAGGGCGATACTGATGTGCGTATCGTGCCGACAGCGGACGGCGATCCGCTAAAGGAAGTTCACTTCCACTACAACATCGAAGGGCATCGTGGAGGTGTTATGTGCCCGAAGCGCAACTTTGGTGAAGCTTGCCCAATTTGTGAGTTTGCCTCGCAACTATGGCGCGACGGAACTGATAACAATGACGAGGAGACTAAGAAGCTGGCGAAGTCTCTCTTTGTTCGCAATCGCTACTTCTCACCCGTGGTAGTTCGCGGTCTTGAGTCTGAAGGCATCAAGGTCTATGGCTATGGCAAGCAGGCTTATGAGATGCTTCTGGGTTATATTCTTGACCCTGAGTACGGAGACATCACTGACCCTGGTGAGGGCACCGACATCACTGTTACTTACACGAAGCCGACAAGCCCTGGCGCATACCCCAAGACCAATCTAAAGATGCGCCGTAATACAAGTAGCCTTCTTGGTGATACTGACGCGATTCCAGGCTTGCTACAGAATATGCCGGATATCGATGGTTTGTTCACTCGTCACACCCCTGATGAGGTGAGTGCGATTCTTGACGGAATGCTTTCTGGCGATAAGTCGGCAGAGGGTCGCTCTAAGGAGACCACTCAGTATAACCAAAAGCCTTCTTCTAACGTCGATAAGGCATTTAAGGAATTGATGACTGGCTAGTAAAAGCTTGAGGCTCCAGTCTGCCCCCACCTGTAAAAAGGTGGGGGTTTTTCATTGCATCTTTGGCTTTTCTGTGTTATAATAACTTTAGGACTAAATGCTCATAAATAACAAAAACAAGGACAAACATAATGGCTAAGAAGAAAGAGAAGGAGGTCAAAGCCGGTCGCGTAGACATGAGCGCGATGCGGGCAATGATAAATAAGAAGGCTGGTCGTAATGTTGCCCACGATCTGCGAGAGGATAACCCCACAGAAGTAAAGCAATGGATCCCAACAGGTTCCCGCTGGCTGGATTCAATTATTTGTAAGGGAAAATATGCTGGCATTCCTGTCGGTAAGATAACAGAGTTAGCTGGTTTGGAATCAACAGGTAAATCTTTCTTGGCAGCACAATGTGCCGCGAACGCACAGAAGATGGGAATTGGTGTAATTTATTTTGATTCCGAGTCAGCGATTGATCCCACTTTCTTGGAGAAGGCTGGCTGTGATCTAGGTGGGATGATGTATATCCAAGCACAGTCTGTTGAGTTTGTGCTAGAGACCATAGAGGAACTTTTGGGAGCAGCCGATGGACAACTACTATTTATTTGGGATTCTCTCGCCTTTACTCCAGCAGTATCTGATGTGGAAGGAGACTTCAACCCTCAATCATCGTTCGCTGTCAAGGCACGTATTCTTGCGAAGGCGATGTCAAAGTTAGTTATTCCACTTGCTGATAAGAAAGCCACATTCCTTGTCCTCAATCAGTTGAAGACCAACATTCCACAGGGACCAATGGCTCGCCAGATTGTAATGACAACGCCTTACACCACTCCTGGCGGCAAGGCGATGCACTATGCCTACTCTCTCCGTGTCTGGCTTACAGGTCGCAAGAGTAAGGCAGCGTATGTACTTGACAACAATGGCTTCCGTATTGGCTCAGAAGTCAGAGCCAAACTTGAAAAGTCTCGCTTTGGAACACAGGGTAGAACTTGCACATTCCGCATCTTATGGGGAACTGAATCAATTGGCGTCCAATGTAATGAGAGTCTCTTTGAAGCTCTTAAAAGCTTTATGACTGTCGCTGGCTCTTGGTATACGCTTGAACACAATGGTTACTCCAAAAAGTTCCAACCTAGCAAATGGGTTGAGATAATGGAATCAGACCCAGAGTTCAAACAACAAGTTTATGACTTTATGGATGAGGTCATAGTCCAGAAGTTTGAAAAGCGCGAAGGCTCTGCCTCTGATTTCTATGAAGTAGACGAAACCTCTTGACAGCGTGCCTCCTCCCTGTTATATTATAGGGAGGAGGTAATCTATGAAGAGAGTTCTGGTAATCGACGCCCTCAATATGTTTTTGAGGGCGTTTATCGTTGATCCCAGCCTGTCCCATCACGGACAGCCCATCGGCGGAATTAAAGGTTCGATAAAGATCTTACAAAAACTTGTTAGAATGATCGAGCCAAACGAGATTGTGATCTGTTGGGATGGACCGAACGGATCACAAAAAAGAAAGGCAATGAATTCGTCCTACAAAGCCGGACGGAAGCCGCTGCGCCTGAATCGCTCTGTCCACAACCTTACAGAGAATGAAGAGCTACAGAACAAAATCTGGCAGCAGATGCGGACGATGGATTATCTAAACCAGATGCCTATCGTCCAACTTATACTTGAGAGAGTAGAAGCAGACGACATTATTTCTTATGTTTGTAGCTCTCATCATTATGCCGGTTGGCAGAAAGTGATCGTTTCAAACGACAAGGACTTTCTACAGCTTTGTGATGAGGAAACGGTAGTCTATCGACCAACCACAGATAAGATCGAAACCAAAAAGACTGTGCTTGAGTCGATGGGTGTTCATCCAACGAATATGGCTCTTGCTCGTGCTATGGACGGTGACGCTAGCGATAACCTTCCTGGCGTAAATCGCGTTGGTATGAAGACAATCGCTAACAAGCTTCCGTTTATGAAGGAATCAAGAGATATAACGATCGATGAACTGGTTGAATACTGCGAGAACATAGATTCAAAACTAAAAGTTTATAAGAACATCGTAGAATCCAAAGAGCTTATCCAACATAACTACGACATGATGCAGCTATATTCTCCATTGATCTCGGTCCAGGGCAAACAAACAATTGACCACGCACTTGATAACTTTGAGTGCAACTTTAATAAAACGGAGCTACTCAAGCTAATGATGAAAGACGGCTTTGGAGAGTTGAACTGGGAGGAACTCAAGACATTCCTAAATAAAATTTCTAGGGAATGTAATGATAGGTAACACTATTTACCTATATGGAAGAACTCTACGAATTTGATGAAGTTTCTCTCAACGAAGAAGAGATAGAAGAAGCCGAGGGCAAGAAAGATGCCTGCTACCATAAAGTTAAGGCACGCTACGACGTGTGGCCATCTGCTTATGCTAGCGGCGCCCTTGTAAAGTGCCGTAAAGTTGGTGCTGATAACTGGGGCAACAAGTCTAAAAAGAAAGAGGGCTTGGAAATAGATGATCGTCTACGACAGATTATTCAAGAAGAATATCAAGCAGTCGTCTTTGAAAAAAAAAAGAAAGCCGGCACTGAATCTAGTAAAGAATCCTCGTTAAAAGATTGGTTCGGACGCAAAGGCGGCAAAGGTTCTTCCTCTGGCTGGGTTGATTGTAACACTTGCAGAAAAGGTAAGTGCAAATCTTGCGGTCGCAAAGAGGGTGAGAAGCGCTCCAAATATCCTTCTTGCCGACCAACACCCGCAGCCTGCAAAGAAATGGGTCGAGGTAAGTCTTGGGGCAAGAAGTCTAAGAAAGGAAAAAAATAAAATGATCTTAAACAAAACAAAACTTGAAAATCTTGTCAGGGAAGTCCTTGAGGAATCTCACTCCAAAGAGCAAGAAGAAGAACTAAAAGTAATCGTTGGAGAACTTGAGAAGGCATCAGAGATGCACGCTGGACAAGCTAAGCGCATCAAAGACATAGTTGGCGAAACTGATGACTCTGAATTAAAAGAAGAGATTACCGATCAAGACAAGATAGAAGCTATGGTAGCAGAAGAGCTAGAAGCTGTTCTTGATGAAGAGAAGAAGAAAGCCTGTAAACCATCAAAAGGAAAGCGCTTTGCAAAACGTGTAGATGGCAAGTGTCGCTCCTATGGTCAGGCAGGACAAGCCAAGAGCGGCGGCGATCGAATAAGACCCGGCACAGCCAAAGGTGATGCCTACTGCGCACGATCTGCAAAGATCAAGAAGTGCAAGAATCCACCCTGCGCGAACGCCCTATCCAGAAAGAAATGGAAGTGTCGCGGCTCCAAGTCGATGAAATAGTTAGTCGTCGTCAAGAGCAAAAAAAAAGCCCAACTCGCCTTGACTTTTGAGCTAGGTGTGTTATATTTAGTATGTAAACAACAGGAGTAAGATGCCCGCTCAAAAAGCAGACTTCGGAAGGTATGGTAAGTCCTTCCAAGAGGGATTGGTCCAACTCATTTTTCAGGATCGTCCTTTCGCAGACCAAATCACAGAAGTTCTTGATACAGAACATCTTGAACTTGAATATCTTCGCACTTTTGTTGCGAAGGTTACAGGATATAGAGAAAGGTATGGCAAGCATCCATCAACAAATGCGATGATTTCCATTCTTAGAACAGAACTGGACA